TTCATCCGCTGCATGACCGAAGGTCAGATCGGACGTTTCATCGGTGAGACTGGCGACGGCGTTCGTTGGGACAATCCAGAGATCAACGCTGATGAGATGAATGAGATGATGGCAGAGCTGTGAGGGTAGCACCCCTCACGGGGGACAGGGCACAGGGGTAGACAGTCTTCGGACTGTTATATGCCCCCCCTAGCGCCCTTAGCGATGCGCCAAGCGAAAATCCATGGGTCCCTCCTAACCTACAAAAGTATCCAGACGACCGCTAAATATTTTTGAAAATGGTTTTTTAGAAACCTCAAAACTTGAAAAATTTTCCCAGCAAAAAAATGCCCGAAAAAGTCGATTATAGTAATTACGATAGGATTCTAGAGAACTTTGATAAGTTCTGTGATGAGTTTGAGTCGAGAGCATCAGAAGCATACATGAGAGGAGATCAAAACGATGGAAGAGTTGCAACAGCAGCAGCAGAAATTGGAGAGCGCACTCCTGAAGCTGTCCGAGAGGTTGACGAGCCTGGACCAACGAATATCGCAGCTGGAGCGACCACAATTGATGTATCGTCGTCCCACGGTATCTGATTACGAGAGTCTCTCAGAGACATTAGATTATCTTCACAATAATGTAGAAGGAATCAAGAAAGATCTTTTACAGGTTGCGAAGACAGTATAATGCCTGTAGTAATCGTGCCAAACAATGAAGTACTAGGAACGGGTCCATTTGTATTGAATCCGAATCCCACGGTGCCATTGTATCAGGACACAGCAAGGATTGCGCCGAATCCGATATTATACGAGACAATCAACCCAGCGATGACGATAACTGTGCAAGCAGTGGGAGGATGTCCTGTCAATTTATTACCCGAGTTAATCACAAGTATCACGTTAGTACCTGGGCAGGGCATAACGGGTGGTACAGGATCAGGGTGTAATATTATTAAACTGTCGGACATTGCTGACAGACCAGTAACAGACATCCCAGCATTCCTTCTACCAGCGTTTGCAGAACCCTCTATAACGTATGGAACGATTGCAGGACCACCTAGTCCCACGATGGCATTAGTGGCACCTCTGAAGGGATTCTACGGGGAGAAATATTTTTATGACGCCGAGTACATCTATGCGTCATATTATAGGAATTCACCGACATTAGATCCTATTGATGGGAGCATAACACCGAACGCGCCGATTACGGATCAAAATCGTTTAACGTCTGTAAGTTTATTAGAAGGGAAGAAAGTATTACCATTTGCTGATGTACCGGAAGGTATTGAAAAAATTACTAATGATCTTTTTCCTGGACCTGGGTTTGCATTACAACTAGATGAGTTAGCACCATTTGATCCTGCGAGTGTATTAACGTATGGTAATGATTATTTGCAAGCATTAGTACCGGAGATTAGTAGTTGGACTAAATGGAAACCAAGTTTCATTGAGATTATGAAATATAACTATACATTAATTGTAACTCATACATGTCCGCCATTTGTCACTAGTTTCCAAGGTAGTATGTTAGTACAGAACAATTGGACACCTGCAGCAAATCGATTAGCATACTACATAGGATTACAGAACGGATTCTTGGACGTAGACAATGAAAACCCTTAGACCGATGTCAAGAATGGCAGACATTACTACTGGACATGGATGCTATGCACCTTCTGTGGGCATCACAGCATCTCCTAATGTCTTAATCAACGGATTGCCTGCTCATAAGGTTGGAGACTCCTTCACACCCCATACATGTGGCAATGATGTGCATGGTGATGTAGCAGCGGTAGGTTCAACGAAAGTAATCATTAATGGAACTGGTGCGATGAGACTTGGCGACACCCTAGCACCTGGTGGAGCATTAATGGCAGAGGCATCATGGACAGTATTTGCAGCATAGCAGTTATGTGCTATAATACAGGAGTCAAACGATAAAAGGCAATGGCAAAGAGCAGAGTTGGACTATCAGGAGCAGACACAATTGAGTCTCGTCCGAAGCGTACTCGTCAAGGACGTGGTAAGCACACTAAGTATACTGCTACATCACGCAACAATGCAAAGAAACGTTACAGAGGACAAGGTAGGGGATGAATTTAATTTGCAATCTTCCTGCAGAGAAAGTTTGGGTTCGTAGGGAGTACTTACGAGATCATCAAGATGGACATGGGGAGTTTGTTGAGGGCGTCTGGGTTGCTGCTAAAAGCATACCTGGGCGTGCTTTTTACTTTGAGACATACTTGCCAGAATATGGTGCAATGTATGACAAACTACCCATTAGTGCATTTGTACGGTCCCCCGAAACTCCAGTCATAGACATGAGTTTGGAGAACCTACAATTCTGGAATTGTATGGATTATGGTGTCATGGCAATCAACAAAGGATTTGTCTCATCAATGGACTGTGAGGTCTTTACTAGAGATCATGGTCTCATGAGAGGACAATATTTGTTTACACTTGATAACTACCATGCAAACCCGGATGTAATAGATAATAATGTAAGTGAGGTGCCACAAGAGCACAAATCACATAATTGCATCGCATTGAACAATGGTCAGTATGCATTGTATCCTAATAACAGGATGCGTCTGTATGACCTCTCTATTACCCCTGAGGAACCCAAGTTCCCTGACTTTAAAGTATCTACCATAGAATACCAAGTAGAGGCAGGAATCGACTGGGGACGCCTTGGAGACACCGATGATTATTTTTGGCAAACACAACAGGAGAAACAAAATGGGACACCCGAATAGGTTAGACGGATCAGTTGACAAAGGTGAAGACTTTGTTAACGAAGGTATGACACTCATCACAGAGACTGATAGTGATAAGTATCTGAACATGTCAGCAAAGCGCAACCGCAACAAAGCAAAGAACGAAGAAGTTTTTGATTCCCAAGAGTGGGCGGATGGATTCGTTGGTAAGTGATAAATAGTAACAGCCTATTACTGTGTCTAAATGCCAACCTTTGAGACATTCAAAGATTTGAGTATTACCTTTAAAAAACATCCGGTAAGTGATGATTTAGTGGTAGTAAAAGATAAGGCAGCTATTGTTCAGGCAATAACTGCTTTACTTCTTACAAACAAAGGAGAACGACCATTTCAACCTGATTTAGGTTGTGATGTTCGCAGATCTTTATTTGAACCTTTAGATTATGCAACTGCTGGTACTATCAGATCACAAATTGTTGATGTAATTCGTAAATACGAACCAAGAATCAGTATTGATAACGTTAATGCTATTGTTGATGAACAAAACAATGGTTATATGATTGAACTATTCTATACAATTGTTGGTAGAGATGACGCACCAGTAGCAGTCGAATTCTTCTTAGAGCGTACACGATAATGCCTTATACTCAGGTTGCCAACTTAGACTTTGAAGATATCAAGTCAGCTCTGAAAGATTATCTCAGAGCGACATCAGATTTTACTGATTATGATTTTGAGGGATCTGCACTGTCAGCTCTCGTAGACACACTTGCCTATAATACGTATTATACGGCGTTCAATACCAATATGGTAGTCAATGAACTATTCATTGATTCAGCGACCTTGAGGGACAACGTAGTATCTCTAGCGAAGCAGTTAGGATACAGACCGAAGAGTGCTACTGCCCCAGTCGCTTATATTTCTTTTACTGCAACATATTCAAATTCCACGAGCGATACAGAACTCATATTAAAGAAGGGAACAGGATTTGTTGCAAATTACGACAATACTTTATATCAGTATGTTGTACTAAATGATGCGAAGGCACAAGTATCTAATGATGTAGCGACATTTACTAATGTTCCTGTTTATGAAGGAACACAGATTGTTAATACATTTACAATTAATACATCACTAAAGAATCAAAAATTCGTTCTTGATAATGACAAGATAGATACAAACACTATTGAAGTTAAGGTATTCCCAACTGGTAGTGGTTTTAATGAGTTGTATCAAATTACAAATAACATATTAGAAGTTGACGGCAACTCTAAAGTTGTCTTTTTAGACGAAGTTGAAGATGAGAGATATCAACTTATCTTAGGTGATGGTGTTTTAGGTAAGAAACTAGAAAACGGTGCTAGGGTTGAAGTTTCTTATATCAAAACAAATGGTTCGGAATCTAATGGAGTCAGAACGTTTATATTTTCTGGCGTATTAGAAAATGTGAATGGAGCATCACCACAAAGTGTTTCAACATCTATCACAAATGTAGTTCCTTCCAGTGGTGGTGAAGAGATTGAGACAACTGCAAAGATTAAATTCAATGCACCAAAATCTTATGGAGCACAAGATCGTGCAGTAACAGCACAAGATTA